CTCAAGCGTATTGGCGTCGATCACCGTAACGGGGTTGAAGTCCTTTTCACGTAGGGCATTGGCCTCGGCGTTGATCTCGGTCATCCCCTTGACGTTGCTCACCCCACAGCGCCAGCCGTCGGGGGCACCGTGCCCTGTGACCGTCAGGCGTACCGGAGCAGTCTGCTGGATGGCGGTAATTGCCCGGTAAACCTGGGGCTCTGTTTCCCATCGCAGTACGAGGTTAAATGTCTTGCCTTGTACGAGGGGTAAGTCTTTGGTGTCGGCCATAACGCGCTCATGTCAGAGTTTGTGAGAGTTTAACAGAGTGCCTTAGAGTCCACCATAGGTGACGGTTCTTGTCTTGTGGTTGTAGCGCTCAAGCTCGGCCTTGACGAAGCTGCAATACGCCTCGAAGTCTTGCTTGCCCTGAAGGCTGGCCTGCGGGTTGAAGGTGTCAGCGTCCTGCTTCTTGTAAGCGAGGTGCTTCATCCAGTCCAACAGGTGAATGTGGTGGTCTTCATCAACGTCGGTCAGTTCCTGGCCAGCGTCGGTGATCGTGTCGAACGGTAGGCGGTAGACGAACAGGTCTGCGGTGTCGTTGACCTCTGGCACCATGACCCAGCGCACTGTGCCGCGCCGCATACCGTGCACCATATAACGCACGTCGCCGGTTTGGTCGTTGAGGGTGAGTTGCTTGATCTGGCCGTAGTCAGACGAGCGCATCTTACCGAGATCCGCTTCGTTGATAATCTGAATAGGTTGTTTCGTCGAGCGCAGTGTGGCGCTCATGATGCGCAGGATCGTTGGACTGATCTCAGCCGTCGCCTCGCCGGCGACGATGTCTACCGCACAGGCGTCTGACAGGAAATCAGCCACCCCGCCCGTGAGACGGACGAACATGCGGTAGGCGTCGTTGGCGTAGCGCCAGACATCTGCGTCTTGCCACAAATAGGGGCGGGCCTCGTCGACCACGTCCGAGCGGAACGCTTCATAGAGGCCCGTGGAGTCCATTACTCAGCCTCGGCCTTGGCAATCTTGTAGGCGGTCCAGGCTTCGACCAGCTCGGTGCGCTCTACGTCGAAACCGATGATTTTCTCAACAGCTTTGACCGTTGGGACACCCTGGCCGGTGAATTCTTTGGAGTCGTTCTTCTCAGCAATCAGCGCGAAGGCGGCGTACAGCTCGTCCTGGCGCTCGATGCCAACCAGCGCTGGTTTCACGGCGGCTACAGGTTCAGAGGTGTCGACCTGCTCGCCGTCAGCGCGGACGCCGCCGATAGCAATGATGTCTTTGACCATCTCGGGTGGCACGTTGGTCGGCTCGCCTTTGACGAAGGAAAGAACGCCGTTGGTAGTGCGCAGCGTGTGGGTTCGGTTCAATACGAATTGGGGCATGACTATCCTCGTGTGAATACCAAGCGCCTAGGCGCTTGGTTTGTAAAAAGCCCCGACACCCGGCTTAGTGGTGTCGGGTAAGTCCCGCGTTAGATCGGGTTGACTTCGTTGGAGCGACCAGTCGTGATGTACTGAACACGAATGGTTGCTTTACCTGTGGTACATACGTCGGTATTGAGGATGGTGACGCGAAGGTTTTCACCATCGCCACGGTAGCCGGTCGGCACCAGGTTGGTCACACCAAGTGCTTTGCGGTCAGCTGCGGCCAGGTAACGGGCCGGGGTGACGGAGTCGCCTACAGCAACCGAGTAGCCTGCCGTGTCGAAGGCGGTCTCGACGGTCAACGAACCGGCAAGCACAACTGCACCTGCCGGGAGGTTGATAACGTCGAACACCGTGGATGCGATGTTGGTCTTGCCGAAGTCGACTTCGGTGGTGCCGCTGATGGCGGTGCCACCGGAGATCGGCACCATCGTGTCGTCAAAGTTGAAAACGAACTCAGCTTCCATTACGTACTGAGCACCGCGAGCTGCGAGTAGTTTAGCCATGTGAATATGCTCCTAATTACTGCTGAGACACGTAGGCCGAGATCACGCCGTGATCTTCCTTGGTGCCGCCGCTGTACTGGGTGTTGAACTGGGGCTTCAGGAAGCCAAGAATCTTGGCAACGCTGATACCTGGCTGGTTGTCGTAGTCGAACTCTTTCTCGACCCAGTCCGGATTGCCGAGGTCGGCCATGCCGAGTGCCTGAGCGCCGCAGAACAGAATCTGGCAACCGTCGATGTTGGAACCAGCACCCCACTTGTTGACACCCGATGTCGCCATGCGGGTGTTCGGTACGTGGCGGAACTCGTGCAGGTAGATGCCGTCGACCTTGACTGCAGAGCCGGTGAACAACTCGTTGCCGGAACCACGCTGCTGGGCGTAACGCAGGTTGTCACGATAGGTCGGGTCGAGCTTGAGCATCGACATAGCCATCGGCGACAGGAATGCGTGGTAGGTCTCTTCGCCGCCGTTTTCCTTGATGCCGCGCACGTAGTTCTCTTTGGCGTAGGCTTTGAGGGCAATGAACAGTTCCCAGGTCGGACGGTCAGCAGCGACAACAGTGTTGGTGCCGGTGCCGACGTTGAACGTCTTGGCATTCCAATCCCAACGACCTGAGCGCTTGGCTGAGGCAGGCTGGATGTCAGCGGCAAACTCAAGGTTCTTGAGGTCGGAGCCGACACGGACTGCGCCGTTCGGGTACTTGCTGTAGTTCAGACCGGCCAGGGTCAGGAAAGCCATCTGGTCGATACGGTCGGCCAGCCAGTAGGCCAGCTTGTCACGGGCGTTTTCGCGGAAGTTAACGACCGACTTTTGGTCAGCCATTTTGCCTTCGTGGCGGGTAGCGTTGCGCAGTTGGTCAATACGGATCACTTGATCGTACGACTTCATGGCCTCTTCGTTACCTTCCAGCGTGCGGTCACCCACAATACCGTCGCCTTCGAGGTCGGCAAGCAAGGTAATAACGGCGCGTGCGCCCTTCTCGGTCTTCTTCAGCTCGGTAACGTGCTGGATTAAGGAGTTCGCGTCTTTGCCGAGAAACTTGTTGATGAACGACTGATTACGGGCTTGTGCCCAGAACTCCATACTCCATACGGTTTTTTCGTTGCTCGTCAAAAGAGCAAAGTTCGTTGTACTCATGTGAGTAACTCCTATGTTCAAATCGAATGTTTCGAGGCGCGAGCACCTCAGCTCTGTGCCGGTATCGCTGGCGACTTGCGAGATGAAACAAACGACCTGTACGTAGGACGACGCGGCTGGTTTTGACCCTCAGCTCGGGTTACTGCCGTGTCGCTGGCAGCTAGCGAATTTGTTGCGTCAGACTATATCAGAGTTTGTTGGATTTACAAATAACATTTATGGCATGTTTGGCCAATAGCGGTTTCCTTTCTTGAGGTTCTTGGCAGCAGGAAGAACCCGTAGATTGGCCTCGCAGTGAAGGCCGCAGACCAACGGGTGAACCAGTGGAACAATGTGATCTACGTGCATCTTTGTCCCACACCTCCGCTCTATCTGTTTTGAGCGCTTATAAATTGCCGCCACCTCGACATGATCAACCCACGACGGTATCGCATTGAGCTTCTTTGATCGGCGAGCCACACCTGTAGCCTGCTTCTTGTGGCGGTTTTCCTTACTGTACTGTCTGAAGTATTCGCGGAGTTCTTCGCGGTGTGCGTCTCTGTATGCAGCCTGATAGACGCTACCTGTTGGTGGGTTTCGCTTACGGTAATCGCTAGCCGCCGCTCGATTTCTTTCCACGTTCTTATCGTAGTTGACCTTGTTGACCAGCCTGCAGCAAGCCTTGCATTGACTGTTGTGGCCCCTTGGGCGTGATGCGCGAACCGAAAAATCAGACTCGTCCTTTTCTTCACCACATTTTGAACAACTCAGCATAATCCACCAAAGCAAAAGGCGCTTTGTGAACCGACCCGTGACCGGGTGTGGCGGACACTCTTGCGGAGTGCTCGGTTCACAAAGCGCCTTCATTCGCCGCCACAGCGAGGGTGACCCCGTGTCGTGGGGTCAATCCGGCTCGTTGAGAGCAAGCACGAGGTAGGTGCAGTTCAGAATCTATCAGAGTTTGTTAGAGTTGGCAATGCGTTCTGCTAACAAATACCCCTCAAGCTGCCACAATTTCTGAAAAGCATTCTCGTAAGCGATTTCGCGCCCGATAGCTTGGTCAAAGTTACGTGGGTCGACGCAAGCGCTCTCCCCGCGTACACCGAAGTTGTTGACCATCGTGATGTTGCAGATGGTGCAGGTGGTATCGGGCAGGACGAAGTACGACACGTCCTTCATGCGGGAGACCAGGTACGGTTTGTCGATAGAGGTGCGCATCAGACGTAGTCCCCACGAAGCTTAGCCAGCGTGCTCTTAGGCAGCGCCTTGAACTCGTCCTGCGTCATGTTCGCCACGTCAGGCAAGCCGTCAGCACCACCCTTGTCTGAGTCCAACCCAGCGTCGCGCATACTGGCAGGCTGCTTGGCTGCAGTGTCCAGGTTCTTCTTGATCTGGGCCTGCTTGCGGTCAGCCAGCTGCTGCGCACCCAGACCCTTGGTCTCGGCGACCGGCTCAGGCTGCTTACCGAAGCGCTCCATGACGGTGTTCGCAGCCTTGGTCAACGCGGCTGAGGGTGGCAGACCTTCCTGCTGAATCAGCGTGCGCTGCTTGGACAAAACCAGCTCGACCAGATCCGGGTCGTAAGACGCTGAGTCCGGATTCAACAGGGCGTGGTCCGCTTCCAGACGGGCAATCGCCGTGTCCACACGCTGGGCTTCCAGCGCCTGGCTGGTGCGCTGAGTGGCGACAGCGTCGCTCTCGGCACGGGCAATGGCGCGGTCGAGCTGGCGAATCTCCTTGCGCACAGCCGTGGCCGCAGCGCTGTCGCCGTCGAGCATCAACTCGCTGTACTTTGCCTCAAGGGTCTCAAGCTTCGTTTCCAGCTCGTCAACCTGCTGGCTCTGAACCTGCTGCTGGGCGGTGGCCTGCAGCTTACGCTCCAGTTCGTCAGCACGGCGCTCGGCCGACTCACGCGCCTCACGCTCCTTGCCGACCGCCTCGTCGAAGCGCTCCTTGGGGATACCCTTGGAGGAAAACTTACCCTTCTCGTCACGCGGCTTCTCGTCGACGACTTCCTCGACTTCAGGCTCGTCCTCGACAACAGGCTCGTCCTTCTCGAAGATGTCCTCGACTTTGTCCTCGGTGACGGGTGGGGGGTCGTTACTCGGCAGGAAGTCGCCACGGGCTGACGGGTCAGCCACGAAGTTTTCGATGTCCGGCGCGGGTGCTAGGTTGTCCATGTCCATGATTAGGCCTCCACCAGCTTGCTACGGAGTTCGTAGCCCATGAGCGGCCAGATTTTGGCTACTGCATTCTGACGGGCAATCTTGCGGCCAAGCTCAGCGTCGAAGTTCTCAGGGCTGGCGCAGGCTGATTCGCCTGTCACGGTGAAACCGTTGCCTAGTACCAGTACGCAGAAGGTCAGCAGGTCCAGTGAGCAGACTGCACGCGGAGGGATGTAGTCAACCCCTTCAACCGGAGTAAGACCCGCCGCATTAGATGCAATGAAGTAATGCTCGCGACTAATGTTACCTTCAATATCAGCAGGCGTAATGCGAGGTGCATTTAAACCTTTGGCTTGGATTTCTTGTTCAATCGTTTTGTCTTGCATGGTCACTGCTCCTTACTAACGGGGTTAGCGGCTTGTTTTAGGTCGTTCGCACGCTGAGTGGCCGCTTGCTGCTCAGCTTGCTGTTGCTTCAAAACCTGGTCCTGCTGGTGATCTTCTTGCTGGAACTGCTGCTTCTGAGCGTGCTCAGCGGCCTGCATCTGGAACTTCATTTCCATCTCTTGCTGCTTGAGGGCCATCTCTTGCTGCATCTTCTGCAGCTCCATATTCACCCGCTCGCGTTCCATCTGCATCTCGGCCTGCATCTTCTGCAGCTCGCCGTCCTGACCACCCATAGCTTCGTTCTGCTTGATCTGCGCGTCGGCACCCTTCTGTGCAGTCTCGGCGGTGGTCTTCTGAACCTGGGCCTCCTTGAGCATCACGTCGGCCTGCAGGGCGCGTTGTTGTAGCTGCGCCTGCGCCTGGGCCTCTGGTGAGTTCGTCGCGGCTTCCATCTGCTTGACGATCTCGGCACGACCTTGCAGACGGCTGTTGTTAATCAGCACGGCGTCAGGGATTGGCAGACCCAGCTCCTTGAGCGCCCTCGCCTGCTCGAACTGGCTGTCTTCCAGGCTGTCGCGGAACGGCGTGCTGGAGATAACGATGTCGTACTCACCCACGGTCAGGTCGTTGACGATCTGGTCCGTTTCCGGGTTGTACTTGTTGATCTCGACCTGCTCGGCTTCACGGGTCACGTCGTAGTGGATGATGTTCACCAGCCGCGACTCGGTGTAGTAGTTCTGCACCAGGTCCAAGACGTTCCGGGCCAGCAGCCAGTCGGTACGTGCCAAGTTGTCAGTCATCTTGCTGTGGTTGACGCTGGAGCGCTGCTGCTTGTAGGCGATGGCCTTGGCAGCGACATCTTCGCGGTCATTACCCTGCATGGAGTCATTGACGTTGCTGATGCTCTTGATGTGCTCCTCAGCCTTGTAGCTGATGCGGTCCAGGCCCGTCGGGGTCTGGTTCGGCTGAATCTTTTCAGGCGGCTGGGCACCCTTCTGGAACTCAATGACCAGACCTGTCTGAGCACCCTTGTTCTCCAGCTCAGAGATCGTCATGTTGATCAGCGAGTCTTGCTCAACCACCCAGCCACTGTTCGCCGTGGTGTTCACGATGTGCAGCTCTTGACTGGAGACCTTGTTCAGAATCTCCTGCGGCCCGAGCAGGCTCTCGACCGCCCCGGCAGTACGCCCGTAGCGGAAGTGTGGGAAGTACGGCACCGGGGTGAAGTGGTTGTACGGCGACCAGTCGTCGTGCAGCACGCAGTTCGCAGCGGTGACCGTCCAGCGAATACGCTTGACCTGCTTCTTCATCGTGGACAGCGTGCCGCCAGCCTTGGCCAGCAGCGCCGAGATCCGGTTCCGGTCCCACTCAGCCGGGATAGGCCGGGTGTCGCCGTTCTCAATGTCGACGAAGTGTTCCTGGCGGTCCAGCACACGGTACTGGCGCTCAATAGCACGGACGTTGCGACGCAGGTCGATGTCGTCCGACAGGCCGTAGTAGCCGGTAAACGGCACAGCGCCTGCGAAGCGGTCACGGACGCGTTCAATGCTGTCGTAGCCGTAGGGGTACGAGCTACCCGAGTTGTTCTTGAGGTACTCGGCGTCGTCCTTGGAGTACAGGATGGCGATGTCTTGGTAGGTCAGCCACTTGGTGATGAACACCTGGCCCCAGCTGTCCGGGTCGTACTCGTCGGCGTCGGGGTCAATCACGACGTTCTTGCTGTTCAGCTGGGTGATCTTTACCTCACCCTGCATGGAGTCCGTGAAGTCCAGACGTACGTCGTAGAACCCACGACCACGCACGAGACCGTCTTGGTAGACCTCTGAGCGCACCCACGGGAGCTGGTTGTTCTGGCTGATCTGCATCCAGACCTTGGACAGTGCGTCCGCCGTCTCGGAGGTCGCCCCGTTCGACGGTCGGAATAGAACTTCCGTTCTATTCTGAATCTGCTCGCCGAGCAGGGTGCTAATCGTCGGCAAGATCTTGTTTATGGTTAATGCGGGACGACGCTGTAGCGCAAGCTCGTTCATGTCGGCCTGTAGCCACTGGTCGTTCAGGAGGAACTTGTCGCACCTGTCGGCCTTAGCTACGAAGTCCAGGTGGCCTCGATCTCTAGCGTAGGAATATGACTCGAACTGTTTCTGGCTGAGGGCTGCGTTGACTGGCATATCCTTACTCCGCGTGAACTGGCTGACCCAGCACCTGTGCCCCTGTCAGGGCGATGTTTTTCTTGATGGTCGCCGGGGCGTTCACCACATATTTAGTTCCGTACAGCGTTGGGCCAGTGGCCTTGGAGAGAAGGGCACTGAGACCGCGTAAGCCCTTCACAACAGGCACAGCTTGAGCAGCGTTCATCACCGTGCCACCATCAACTTGATCTGCAGACATGTCGTTTGCAACCTGGCCGGCTGCGACCAACGGGTGGATACCTGCAAGGTTGTCCACGGTCGGGTACTCTTCACGCAACTGTTTGATGGCGGTGTTGCCTTGGGCCATGTCGCTTGCAATCGGCCCACCGATGGCTTCCCGAAGCCCCTGCCCCAGCTTTCTGACGCTGTACGGGCCTGCAAACGGCGTGTCTAAGAGGCTTGGCATTACTGCACCTGAATCAAGGATTGGTCTACAGGCTCGACTGGGGCGGCTTGTTCTTCGCGTGCTTCACGCAGACCCTGGTACAGCTCTTGAAGCTTTTCAAGCTCGACTTTTTCGAGCTTGTCGCGACGCCAAACCCACGAGGGGTTGTGCTGGTTGCCTGTAAACTCAGCCAACCCTGCACGCTCACACTCCATAGCCAGAGTGATCTGACCGGCGAAGCCCACGCCGATGATGGCGTCGATAACAAGTGTTTTCATTTAGCAGGCTTCTTAAATAAGTGGGTGTGTACGACACACAGCCCGCCTTTTTTGTAGTACAGAACTGCAGGCTTGCCGCAGCACACGCACTTGCTTTTTTCGAGAGGTGGGTTCATTTCAAGAATCTCAGTTTGTAAGCGCTGGTGGCGCAGAGCTGGACGACTTCATCCACGACGTTCTGCAGGTGCGTGTCCTCAGCGTCGATGGCTTCGTAGCGGTTCTGCTCGACCCACTCTTTCAGCTCTGTCACAAGCTTCAAGCCGTCTGCTTCCTGGGTGAACCGGGACTTCGTGGTGAAGTCGATCAAGCCGTGTGCACCCTGGTAACCCTCGGCGATGCTGTCAGCTAGCGCGACGATGCCGTCGTAGAACTCCTGAAGCGCGACGTGCTGCGCGTAGGAGCGCACACCGAGATGGATGATGTGCGCGTTGGTCCGCGCATGAAAAAGTCGGTAGATCAGTTCACCAATCATGGAGTGTCTCGTCAGATTATGGTAAGAGTGTATCAGAGTCACGCACACATGTGCGAGCGGTTGGCACCTTCTGTGAACCGACCCAGGTCGTCCTTCCAGCTCTTCAACTTCGGTGTGTAGTCCTTCTGGCGCGGGGCCAAGCGACTGAGGGTGAGGCGTATCGCCCACGACAGCGCGTCGCAATTATGAACAAGCACCCCGTTGGCGTAGTAGCAATGTGCATCAGCCACCGTTATGTTGAAGACGGGCTGCTTTGCGTCGAGCATTCTTGGCAGCGTTGTATTCAGGATGTGTTTTATACCAGTGCTTGTTCCCACATGATCTTGAGCAGAACTGAGCGTCCGCCATAAGGGACTCAAACGCAGCCCCACAATGCTTGCACACAAGATTGACCGCTTTGCGATTCTTCCAAGCATCTTTACCGTTCTGTTTGTGCCAAGCGATGCCTTCAGGTGAGCTATGCCAAAGTGCAGCTTGTCCGCGAATACGCGCAAGGTGTTCAAGCTGCTCAGGTGATGTGCTGTGCGCTTGCTGTTTTGCATGTCTGTGATTTGCGTGCTTTTCTCGGGGCATACATTCGAGGTTTGCAACGTCGTTGTTAAGGTGGTCCTCGTCGATGTGGTGGACCACCCAGCCTTTGGGGATAGCCCCGTTGTGGAATGCCCACACATCACGATGCAAAAAACCACGTCCTCCAGAGCGCGAGTAATAACGCTGTAAATGCTTACGATCCGAGTCCGGATAGCGGCGATATAGCTTGCCATTGAACTCAACACGGTCGACGTTCGTAGCTGTTTCTTTGTAAATGCGTGGCATGATAACTCCTTCTGGTCTGTTGACACTCTGAATTGGAGTATATCAGACGTTGAAAGATTGGCCAACCCAATCCATCCACGGTTTTGTGTAAACACAGGGTGGTTGGCTGTACCTATCAACCCAGCAGCTTCATACACAGTTGCTGACGGTGATGTCATCTTTGCTGCGACAACGTGGCGTGGGCCAACAGGGGTCTGGACAAGGTCACCAACACGTATGCACTCAATCGCCCTCTGAGAGCCATCACCTAGCGTTATCAGCGTACCTGCAATTAAACACTGGTCGTCGTGCTTACCAGCCGGGAAGTACAACAACTCCTTGTACATCTCAGTGAACCACCGTGCGTTCTTGTCGAAGAACACCTTGCCCAGCTGCATCCGACCCCGTAGCGGGTTCGCCCGTACCATCTTGTCCGTCAGTGGCTTCAGCACCTCGTATGCAGGGAAGTGCCGCCGCTCGTCGCAGCGCTTGGCAAACTGGCTCTCGATAGCCTTCCAAATCTGCCCGTCCTCAAACCCAAGCGCGTCGGCGTCGTAGTCCCGCGCAAAATCCAGGATGGTATCCACAATCAAGAAACTGTCGCCACTGCGAAACCTCCGCACGTCCAGCACATAGACGTTGTCGCGGTGATCCACCCCGATGCACATACCCACCGTGTAGTCGCTCTCCTTGCCCTCGCTGATGGCAAAGTCCCATGCCTGATAGATATACAGCTCGCGACGGTCCGGCGCGGAGCCGTAGTAGCGGAACATATCCTTGCTGAAGTAGTTACCCTCGTCCGGTATGGGGTTCTGCTGGTACAGCGCGTCCCACACCCGCTTCTGACCACCACCCACGAGGTTGTGCTTGATCCTCAGCATCATCTCGGTGGTGTAGCGCTGTGGGTGGATGGCCGTGCCCATGCGCCGGGTCAACCGGGAACCGGGTGGGACAGGCTCGGTCGGCGGGATCTCCAAGATGCTCTCGTCGGCCAGGATGAACTCGTCGCCATACTCGTTAATCGCCGGATACCGGATGATCTCGAACTTGTCCGCGCCGTCGTCGGCCAGCATGGCCTCTTGGATGCGCCCTGCCCAGTCGTCTTGGTGCCACCAGGTCATGAGACCCAGTACGCCGCCGCCTGGCGCGAG